GGGCCATTTGCCAAATCCACTGCATGCGCCATCATCGCCTTCGAATACTCCAACAAATTTTCTCACCTTAAATTTCTTCGCCATATATTTCATCAGGATGAAGTTTGTGAATCCATTTCCTAGAGAAGTGTTCATTTCTCCAGACATTCGTTTGGCCAGAGTTTCCACTCTGAACCATTTAAAACTACATTCATTATTTCCCATGATTATCAAATCGACAAGTGCCATAAAGATAACTCCAGCTATCATGCGTGCTGTCATATAAACATAAAGTCTCCTTTCTATGTGGTACATGACTTTTTCAACGAAATGTGCTTCGAAGTAAGAAAAATCACTAGTCATATAGGATGCTCCAGGTTTATGTAACATTTGGAATAAATAGTCTGGTCTATCAGGTAAAGGTACATGTTTGATGAACCATGGTAAAGAAAACAGCTGTTCGGATATAGCTGCAAAAATTGGTCCTGTGAAACATTTAAATTCATCACATCGGGAATTGATTGCTCTAGGGTATTTGTATTCGGGGTACACTTCGTCCTTACCAAATGAATTTACTAGTCCATGAATGAATTGACAAAAGGCTTTCTTTCTGTTCGTTTCGTCAAGAATATTGACGACAGATTCATATGCTTCTATCAACTCTTTCTTACGCCATTGCGGGTAAGGACGGGATTCAATCCATTTGTAGAAATCAACATCATGATCGGGTTCTAAAGGGACCATGTGTTTACGCAACCATTTATCTGTGAACTCCATGATGAGTTGGAGCTCATGATCATCGGCTTCAGGAACCTCGCCGGCAAACCGGTATTGTACTCCGGCTTTCATCGACACAGAATCGGTGTCGGGATGGGGCAGACATGCCCCGAACCTCACGTCTGGAGGCTCAACAAAAGTCTTCGTGTATACTCGTAGTTGGGGGACGTCAATGTTGGTCCCTGGGACTCGCAAAAGACATGGCGCAGAAGCAACCTGATTATCCATGACACTATGATCCGCAGGATACGCGATGCTAGGTCGCTCATCCATTGGATCATTGGTTGTAGTCTGAATAAAATGTTGTCTGATATCGGATGTATCATACTCAACGTCTGAGAGAACTGCGGAACGGAATCGGCCGGTTTCCATTGCTCGAGCAATTGTTTTGCGTGCAATGTATTTGTTACCGCCAAATCGCGTAAATTCCCCGTTTGTGATATCAAATATGCGGTGCTTCTTGGTATAACTGAGAACGATCGGTCCAAGGCTGACCATAACAGGCTTCCTGATACAAGGATTACTTTCACCCCAACTAAGAATACGACAATCTTTGCCAAGCGGCCTCTGTGCTGGTAGAGGAACTTCAGTGGTGCGATAACCATAGGTGACAATGGTGGGTCGCTTGGCGCTTCTTGGTTTTTTTACAATTAATTCGGACATTTTCTTGTG